GGCGTGCATGGCTCGCTGGCAAGGTCAATGTGGACTACTCTGACAAGCCTGCGCCTCTGGTGAACATCGACCTTGGCAGCCTGGCGCTGGACGCGCTAAGGCATCGCGCTGTCACGCCCGTAAACGGGATTGACAAAGACGCGATTGACGAGGGCTAACCCTCGGTTTCTGGGGCAGGCCGCTGGTCGGCTGGCCGGCGCCGCGCCGCGACCCCCCCCGTCCCGCGCCTTGGCGGGGGCGGCTGATGCGGCACTCAACACCTACCAACCCTCAATCCCCTAAAAAAAAATTTTTTTTTAAAAATCCCTTGACAACCTGCCAACCTGATACATAATTGCGCTACAAGTTAAAAATTAACAAGGAGCGCAACTATGACAGTGTTTGGATATGTGAGGGTCAGCACCACAGAGCAGGTTGACAACACCAGCATGCAGGAGCAAAAGCGGCAAATCAGCGGCAACGCCCTAACGCACAACCTGGTGATCGAGCAGTTTATTGAGGATGGCGGCGTCAGTGGCGCAGACCCCTTCTTTGCACGGCTGCAAGCCAACGGAGTCACGCTCCAGCAGGGCGACACTGTGATCGTGGCCAAGCTGGATCGGTTCAGCCGTGATTTGCTGGATGCCTTGCAGTCGATCAAGAAGTGCAAGGAGCTTGGCGTCAAGCTGATCATCAACGGCCACGGGGATGTCACTGACTCCAGCAACATCTACGCGCAGCTCATGCTGGAGATCTTGTGCAGCTTTGCCGGCCATGAGCGTAGAGTGCTGAAGGAACGCCAGAAGCAGGGGCAGGCTGCCAAGCGCAAGGCTGGTGGCCATCTGGGCGGTTCAGCCAAGTTTGGGTATCGCATTGAGGGTTCTGGTCAAGCTGCCACGCTGGTGCCGATTCCCCATGAGCAGGCAGCGCTGGCGTATGCAAAGGAGATGCGTGCGACAGGAATTAGTTTTCGGGCCATATCGGCAATTTTAAAAACCAGCCACGGGGTTATTGTTTCGCATGAGGCAATCCGCAGGGCGCTACAAGGAGAGACAGCATGAAGTTGATGCATGAACATGTGACGGGATTATGCCGCCAGCCACTGGAATGCTGGTACGAGTGGGAGCCGGCAGAGCCTGAAGTTAAAGAGGCGGGGGTAGTTATTGAGCCGGCTATCCCTGAACAGGTATATCTGGTGGAGGTCTGGGTAAATGGCGCTGATATATTCGAGTTAATCAGTGATGACATGAAAGAAGTAATTGAGATTGCGATTAAAGAGGATAGATATAAATGACCAGCGGTCATGGCGGCAAAAGAAAGGGCGCTGGCAGACCCAGAGCCAATATATCTGTCAGCAGAGTATTAAAGTTATTCGATCAAGGAATAACTAAAAAAGAGATAGCGATTAGATTTAAAGTAAGTCATATGACAATTAGTCGAATTATTAAAAGGGAGAAACGATAATGTGGAAATATCTGTGGACTGAATTGAGGTTGATGCTCAAGACAGTGACGCCGGCGCAGGCCGTGGCGCATGAGTTGATGCATGCGGAGCATGCGCTGCTGCAAGCTGAGTCTGGGGTCGAGTACGCGACAGCTTTGGTGACTTACAACAAGCAACGAGTCAAGCGCTTAAAGGCGTACTTGGGCAAGACAGAGGAGGCAGCATGACCAGGATGTGCGACACGGGTTATCGGGAATGCCCCCGCCAGCCGACTTGCGGCATGGACTGCCACTTCACCACGGCAGAGTTGGAGCCAGAGACGCGCAAGGTCAAGCCGTATCCGTCAGTACCCGCCGACATAGACCCAGTGCCGGAAACATGGCACAGGATTGGAGCGTTCATGCTTTGGTCTATTTTTACAGTGCTGGCAGTGATCTGCCTTGGTCTGTTTTTTACTGGCGTTTGGATATGGAGTTTGCTGATATGAAAAAAAGCTACATCACCGGAAGAAACCACGACTTCTACGACAAGGGCAAGGCAATGTTTGACCGGATACGGGTGTTGCCTGAACACCAAGCCATTACCCAAGCCATTCCTCAGATTCCTCAAAAGCATTCCTCAAACCGGCAATGGGTCGGCCTGACCGAGTGGGAGCGCGAGGCTATTGCGCTTGAGTGCGGGGCCATGTCTGCCGACTGGCTGGTGTTCATGGAGGCTGTGGAACGGGCTTTGAAGGAGAAGAACACATGAAAGTCACCAAAGACTACACCCGCAAGGACGGGGTACGCACTATCACTGTGCAGCTTGCTGCTGGTGAGAAACTCATGGCCTTCGGTGAGGACAGCTATTACCGCCTTGGTGGGCAGCTTGACGATGTTGTGGGCGGGTACTGCATCATTGAAGGCGAGCGTGTGGTGTGGTGCAGCATTGAACAGAAATGGGTGGACGCATGAAAACAATCATTGAAATGGCAGGGAAAGCATTTGAGACGCCCGGTGTCGAGCCAGCATTCCGCAACGGTTTCTGGACGGTGACTTCGGAAGAACTTAAATCTTTTGCTTTCCTTGTCGCAGCAGCAGAGCGTGAGGCGTGTGCGAAGCTGGCTGACGAATACATAGAGGGGTGTGAAGGTACAAATTTTGGTGTAGGCAAAGTCATCCGAGCAAGGGGACAAGCATGACACAAGATGAAATCAAACGCGATTTGCTGCAAGTCTGCAAAGTAAAAGGCTGGGACGGTGACTTCAATGTTCTTGGCTTTCACGTGCTGTGCGACAAGTTGAAACAACTTGGGGCGGAGGAGGAGCGTGAAGCGATGGTGGCCGAAGCAGCCAAGAAAGGATGGGCCATGCGTGGCGAAGACCCTTTTGAAGACTGTGTGCGCGAAATTGCAGACATTCGAGCAAGAGGACAGCCGCTGGTTTGCTGCGAAGAGTACAACACCTGTGTACGGCCTTGCACACCAAGAGGCAGACATCATGGACAGAAGGAAGAGCGTGAGGCGTGTGCAAAGGTGTGTGATGGCTACTCTGGCCCAGATTACGACTTTGTGAGTGTTATTCTCGCCGCCGCAATCCGAGCAAGGGGACAAGCATGACTAAAGACGAAGCACTGAAGCTGGCGCTGGAGGCGCTGGAAGATGCCGCGTATTGCGTTCAAAAGAATTATTGCCCAGACAAGATGGGCCACGATTGGGATGACACCATCGCCTCAATTAAAGAAGCCTTGGCACAGCCAGAGCAGATCGACCCGAACAAGTGGGCCTTTGACAATGGGTTAGAGTCCACATGATCAAAAACAATGTCTTTGCCGAGTGGGTTGCTAGGTATCACAACGACCCCGTGCTGTTTGTCAAGGAGGTGCTGGGTGTAGACCCAGACCCGTGGCAAGAGCGTTTTTTGGGGGCAATTGCCCGAGGGGATCGAAAGATCAGCGTGCGATCTGGCCACGGGGTGGGGAAATCTACGGCAAGCTCATGGGCCATGCTTTGGTACTTTATGACCAGATCACCTGTCAAGGTGGTGGTCACCGCGCCGACCAGCAGCCAGTTGTATGACGCTATGTTTGCCGAGTTGAAGCGCTGGATCAACGCGATGCCTGCGCCATTGCAGAGTCTGCTGACTGTCAAGCAGGAGAGGATCGAGTTCAACGCTGCGCCGACTGAGATGTTTATTTCGGCCAGGACATCACGGGCCGAACAGCCCGAGGCTTTGCAGGGCATTCACTCTGAGTATGTGATGCTGGTGGCCGATGAGGCGTCTGGTGTGCCAGAGCAAGTTTTTGAAGCTGCGGCTGGATCGATGTCTGGCCACAACGCTGTGACCCTGCTGCTGGGCAATCCGGTCAGAAGCAGCGGGTTTTTCTACGACACGCACACAAGGCTGGCCGGCGAGTGGACAACCTTTCAGGTGGCATGCACCGACTCGCCGCGGGTGAGTGATGAGTATGTCAAAGAGATGGCCATGCGCTACGGCGAAGAAAGCAATGTCTACCGGATCAGGGTGATCGGGGAATTCCCACGGGGTGATGACGATACAGTGATCCCGATGGATCTGCTGGAGAGTGCGCTGCACAGGGATGTGGCGGCCAGCAAAACGGCGCCGATGGTCTGGGGGCTGGATGTGGCGCGGTTTGGCTCGGACAGGTCAGCGCTGTGCAAGCGGCAGGGCAATGTGGTCACCGAGAGCATCCGCACTTGGAAGAATCTGGACTTGATGCAGTTGACGGGGGCGGTGGTGGCCGAGTTCAATGCGCTGGCGCCAAGTGAGCAGCCAAGGGAAATACTGGTGGACAGCATCGGTTTGGGGGCTGGGGTGGTTGACCGGCTGCGGGAGTTGGGTCTGCCGGCGCGGGGCATTAATGTGAGCGAAAGCCCAGCGATGGGCGGGACTTACCGCAACCTGAAGGCCGAGCTTTGGTACAAGGCCAAGGCGTGGCTAGAGGCGCGGGACTGCAAACTGCCCAAGGATGAGGTGCTGATCAGCGAGTTGGCGACAGTGCGCTACACCTTCACATCAAGTGGCAAAATTGCGATTGAGGGCAAGGACGAGATCAAAAAGCGGGGTTTGCCAAGTCCGGACAAGGCCGACGCCTTTGTTTTGACCTTTGCCAGCGATGCCGTGGCGGGGATGTTTGGGTCAGCGGCCAGCAGCAAATGGAGTCAACCCTTACGCCGCAACCTATCCAGAACTGCATAATTGGGCATTTGCAACTAAATGGGGAAAACCATGATGATGACCAAAGGACAAAAGAAGGTCGGCAAGGTGATGGGCGAGTTCAAGTCGGGCAAGCTGACTTCTAGCGGCAAGCCGGTCACCAACCCCAAGCAGGCCATTGCTATTGCCATGTCCGAGGCCAAGCTGCCCATGCGCGGTCAGCGCACGGCAAAGAACAAGGCGAGAAAATAATGGCCACGCTACAGCGGACCATGAGCCAAGTCATGGACAAGGAAGAGGGCGAGGACATGGGTGCAGGCGAGAACTGCCCCATGCCAACGCAAGACATCACGCTCAATCTGAAGAATCGGGCCAAGGCGATCAACAGCGCCAACTACGGCCCTGAGAATCCAGACCTGCCTAATACTGCTTTTTGGAAGAAAAAGGCAGACGAGTGGGAGGTGGACATTGAAGACGCCAAGATGAGCCGGTGCGGTAACTGCGCGGCTTTTAATCAAGAGGAATCAATGCTCGACTGCATTGAAAAGGGCATTGGCTCTGAAGGTGACGCCGAGGAGTTTATTGAAAAAGCCGATCTGGGCTACTGCGAGATCTTTGACTTCAAGTGCGCGGCCAGCCGCACCTGCGATGCTTGGGTGACTGAGAGTGATGAGGATGAAGACTATGAGGGCGGTGAGAATAGCTCGATGGAGGGTGAGGACATGGGCGGCAAGCCGATGCTGGTCATCAAGATTGGCGCAAAGAAATGAAAGCCGCCAAGCCTGCCAAACCCAAGTCAACAGTCAACGCTGCTGGCAACTACACCAAGCCAACCATGCGCAAAGCCTTGTTTGAGTCAATCAAGCGTCGGGCGGTGCAGGGTACGGCGGCAGGGCAGTGGTCAGCCAGGAAGGCGCAGCTTTTGGCCAAGAGTTACAAGGAAAAAGGCGGGGGCTACAAATGAAAGCACCACAGCAATCCCTGAAAAACTGGGGCGATCAAAACTGGAGAACGAAAAGTGGTAAAAAATCTTCTGTCACTGGTGAGCGATATTTGCCAGAATCTGCTATCAAAAGTCTCAGCCCTGCTGAGTACGCTGCGACAACACGCGCAAAGCGTGCTGGCAAAGCTGCGGGGAAACAATTCGTAAAGCAGCCCAAGGCAGTGGCCAAAAAAACAGCGGGGTTTAGATGAAGACCCCAGCTTGGCAGCGCAAGGAGGGTAAAAACCCATCCGGCGGCTTGAATGCTAAGGGCCGCGCCAGTCTCAAAGCTGCCGGCCAAGACATCAAGCCGCCAGTCAAGGCAGGCGACAACCCGAGGCGTGCAAGTTTCTTGGCGCGGATGGCCGGCAATGATGGCCCTGAGTACAAAGACGGCAAGCCGACTCGGCTGCTGTTGAGTCTAAAAGCATGGGGTGCAAGCTCTAAGGCCGATGCCAAAAGTAAGGCGGCCAGCATTTCAGCCCGAAACAAAGCCAAGAAATGATCTGTCCGATTGTCATTGCCACAGTCAAGGGGCATGGGCTGGCGGTGCTGCTGGAGTCGATTAAGCAATACGCGCCAGAGTGTCCGGTCTATCTGCGAGGGCCAGAGTCAGTGCTTGAGAACTTTGAGGCTGACCACAAGATCTACGGCCAGCCAAGGAACTTTGGCGATGACTACAACGAGGTGATCGAAGCGGCACTCAAGGATTGGTCATCATGCATCGTGGCCAACGATGACATCGTGTTAACCCCGACCAGCGTGAAGGTGCTGCTTGAGGATGTGGCCATCATCAAGACCATGCACAGCGTGAAGGCCGGCTGGGTGGCGTCAAGGACTGATGCAGCGCGGTCTGGTCAAAATGTGCGTATCTGCCAGCCTGGGGAGCGCTTGAGTTTCTTTAAATTCCCGTCCGAGGCCCACATCAAGATGGTCGGTGAGATCAGTCCCATCTTTGCGTGGATCTCAAGCGATGCATTTGAAGAGGCAAAGTTTCCCCCTCTGAATTGGTACAGTGACGATGTGCATTGTAGGGATCTGATTGAAAAAGGCTACTCGCATTTTGTGAGTGCCAGCTATGTCCACCACATCGGCAGCAACACAATTGGCTTTGACGGCAACAAACTGCACAACGATGCGCTGCCGTGGCTCAAAGAAAATCGTCCAACTTACGCAAAGGCATGGTTTGATTCTTAATCTAGGCTCTGGCAAGGACTGGCGTGAGGATTGCGTGAATGCAGATATTCAGGCAAGGGTCAAGCCAGATTGGCTGCTGGACATTACAAAAGTCAATTGGGGTGAAGTGCTCAAGACCCGCAAGGGGCTACTGACAATTGAGCGCGGCATGTTTGATGTGATTTTGGCCAATGACATCTTGGAGCATTTGCCAGATCTGGTTACTGCCATGACCAATTGCAAGGAATTGCTGAAGGTAGGCGGGGAGATGCGGATTCATGTGCCATACGAGTTGAGCCTTGGCGCGTGGCAAGATCCAACCCATGTTAGGGCATTCAACGAGAACTCTTGGCGCTATTACACCGACTGGCACTGGTACTTAGGCTGGCCAGACAGGTTTGAGTTGACCATGCTGGAAATGAGGCTCTCAAAGCTGGGAGAAGCACTAGAATTGCCACAAGACCAAATTATCCGCACCCCGAGGGCTGTGGACTCCATGTTTGTGGTTCTAACTAAGGTCAAGCCATGATTGAAAACATTACCGACAATTTATCCACCGACATTGCAGCCCAGACCCCGATGGACGATGCGGAACTGCAAGCGATCATCACGCAAGACCTGACGGATGCCATCAGCTATGTGGACAGCGACCTGTCTCCCACCCGTGCGCGGGGGACTGAGTACTACCGAGGCGACCTGTTCGGCAACGAGGTCGAGGGCAACAGCAAGGTGGTGGCGATGGAGGTGCGCGACACTGTGAGCGCCATGCTGCCCAGCCTGATGAAGGTGTTTTTCTCTACCGAGAATGTGGTTGAGTTTGTGCCTCGGGGGCCAGAAGATGTGAAGTCTGCGCAGCAGGCCACCGACTATGTTAATTACATTTACCAAAACGACAACAACGGATTCTTGACCACCTACGCCATTTTCAAGGATGCGCTGGTTAGGAAGTGCGGCATTGCCAAGTTCTACTGGACTGATGACGAGAAAGTCCAGATTGACGATTACACCGGCTTGGATGAGCAGACCCTGCAAATGGTGATGCAAGAGCCTGACGCACAAGTCAAGATTGTGGTTTCTTACCCAGACCCAGACATTGACGAGATGCAGATGACCACCATCGACCCGATGACGGGCCAGCCGGTGACGATGCCGGCGCCAATGCTGCACGATGTGCAGGTCAAGCGCGTCACCAAGGATGGCCGCATCACTGTGATGGCCGTGCCGCCAGAAGAGTTGCTGCTTGACAGACGCGCTCGGTCTTTTGATGACGCCACCATCATTGCCCACAGGCAGATGGCCACAGTGGCCGACCTGCTGGCGATGGGCTACGACCAAGACGAGATTGACGAGAATATCTCCAGCAGCGACTTGGACAGCAATGACGAGTATCTGGCGCGGCAACCACTGAGTACCACCTTTGGCGAGAATGCAGCCAATCCGATGATGCAACGGGTTTTGTACATTGAGGCATATTCCCGAGTTGACTATGACGGCGATGGCCTGCCAGAGTTGCGCAAGGTCTGCTGCATGGGCAGCGGCTACAAGGTGGTGCGCAACCTGCCGGCCAGCTACATTCCGTTTGCTGACTTCCCCTGCGACCCAGAGCCGCACACTTCCCCCTTGGAAGCGATGTCAATTTTTGACATCACGCATGACTTGCAAGAGATTAAGTCGGAAATCCTTAGAAACACGCTGGACAGCTTGGCTCAGTCAATCCACCCGCGCACGGCGATTGTTGAGGGACAGGTCAACATTGACGATGTGCTAAACAACGAAACCGGCGCGATTATCCGCATGCGTGCGCCTGGGATGGTGCAGGCCATGTCCACCCCATTTGTCGGTCAGGCCGCATTTCCAATGTTGGAATACATGGATCAAATCCGTGAAGACCGCACCGGCATGAGCAAGGCGGCGATGGGCCTGAACGCTGACGCATTGCAGTCAAGCACCAAGGCGGCGGTGGCCGCCACAGTGTCGGCCAGCCAGAGCCGGATTGAATTGACGGCACGCATTCTGGCCGAGGGGATGAAGAAGCTCTTCAAGGGCATTTTGTTTTTGGTGGTCACGCACCAAGACAAGGCTCGGATCGTGCGTATGCGCAACGAGTTTGTGACGATTGACCCAAGCCATTGGGAAACTAGCATGGACGCCAGCATCAACATCGGTCTGGGCAACGGCGACACCAACGAGCGTTTGCAGGGTCTGATGATGATCATGGCCAAGCAAGAGCAGGTCTTGAAAGATCTCGGTGTTCAAAACCCATTGGTCACGCCGCAGCAGTTTTCCAATACCCTGCGCAAGATCGTGGAGTTGTCTGGGTTCAAGGATGCGTCCAGCTACTTCAATGACATCCCTGCCGACTATGTGCCGCCACCACCACCAGCCCCCAAGGCCACGCCGGAAGAGTTGCTGGCGCAGGTGCAGGCCGAGTCCATCAAGGCCGACATCCAGAAGAAGGCGGCAGAACTTGAGCTAAAGCGCCAGCAAATGATGATGGATGACGATTTGAAGCGTGACCAGATGGCCCAAGATCTGTATCTCAAAAAGTATGAAATTGAGTTAAAGTACAACTCACAGATCAGTACGGCTGAGATCGATGCGGCTCAGAATATTGATCGTGAAGCAATTCGTCAGCAGGCAGCGCTGGCCCAGCAGCAGGCGGCTCAGTTTATTGAGCAGCAGCAGCAGCCCCCGATGCCGCCGATGATGCCCCCATCAACCTTTCAAGGAATGGCACAGTAGTGACAAATGAAGACCAGGTAAACAAAGGCCGAAAGGCCAAGCAGCTACTTGAGGACGAAACCCTCAACGCTGCAATCGCAAAATTGGAAAATGACCAACTTTGGGTATTTCGATCCTCGAAACCCGAAGAGTCTGTGAAGAGAGAGACAGCGTGGTGCATGATGCAGGCCATTGATGGCCTGCGGCAAGAGTTGATCCGGATCATGGACAACGGAAAGATTGCACAGAGCGCTATCACTAAATCACAGAAAAATCTAATTTAAGAAAATATCATGGCAGAAATACAAGCAACGAATTTGGCCGATGCGGCCAGTGCAATCTCAGCAATGTTGGCCCCTGAAGAGGGACAAGCGCAAGTTGGTGAGACGCAGTCAGCCGAAGAGTCCGAAGAGGACTTAGAGGCAGCGGCTTCTGAGGATGATGAGTCTGGTGTGGAAGACGCGCCAGATGAAGAAACCTCAGAGGAACAGTCTGGAGAAGAGGAAGAGCAAGAGGAGCAAGAACAGCCACAGACTTTCACCGTCAAGATTGACGGTAAGGAAGTCGCTGTGACGCTGGACGAACTCCAAAAAGGCTATTCAAGGACTCAGGACTACACCCGAAAAACGCAGCAGATTGCCGAAGTGCGCAAGCAGGTCGAGCAAGAAACGCAGGCAGTTCGGGCCGAGCGTGGACAGTACGCTCAATTGTTGGGAGCATTGCAAGCGCAGCTTCAGGCTTCAGAGCCGCAGGTCGATTTGGATCGTCTTTATAACGAAGACCCAATCGAGTGGGTGCGGCAAAAAGAGGTTTTGCGGGAGCGACAGGAAAAGGCATACGCTATTCAGGCCGAGCAGCAGCGCCTTTACCAGTTGAGTCAGCAAGAGCAGCAGCAGTCTATGCAGCAGCATCTGGAAAGCCAGAAAGATGCGCTGTTGGCGGCGCTGCCAGAGTGGAAAGACCCAAAGAAAGCAAAGCTCGAAAAAGCGATGCTCATTGAGTCTGCCAAGTCTGCCGGTTTTTCAGATGAAGACTTGAAGAGTGTTTACGATCACCGGCTGGTTTTACTGCTGCGAAAAGCGGCACTGTTTGACCAGATGGTAAGTAAACGCCAAGGCATCAAGCCTGTGGTGAACAATGGCCCACGACCAGCCAAGCCAGGAGCAGCGGGTCGGGTTTCGACAACAAGTGAGGTTACTCGCGCACAACAGCGTCTTGCAAAAACTGGCCGTGTCGATGATGCGGCTGATGCAATTTTTAAACTTTTAAAATAGGGAAAAATCATGGCTATCGTTAGCAATACATTTCTCACTTACAGTGCCAAAGGCATTCGAGAAGATCTTAGCAATGTGATCACCAACATTGCACCTGAAGAGACACCTTACATGAGCAACATTGGACGCGAGAATGTGTCCAACAGCTTGTTCGAGTGGCAGACTGACACATTGGCCGCAGCCGCTGCCAATGCCCAGCTTGAGGGTGATGATGTTTCATCTTTTGACTCTGTGACCGCAACTACGCGTCTGCAAAACTACGCACAGATTTCACGCAAGACGATCATCTTGTCTGCCACTGAAGAAGTGGTGAACAAGGCTGGCCGCCGCAGCGAACTGGCTTACCAGATCGCAAAGCGTGGTTCTGAGTTGAAGCGCGACCAAGAGTTTGTCATGCTGAACGGCGGCATCGCTGTGGCTGGTGACTCTACGACTGCCCGTGTGTCTGCATCCCTGGGCGCGTTTGTGAAAACAAACACCGACAAGCAGACCAACGGCACTGACCCATCGTACACAACGCTGCCAAACAGTGCCCGTACAGACGGCAATGTGCGCACCTTCACTGAAACCATTCTCAAGAATGTGATCCAGAAGGTTTGGACAGCCGGCGGTACACCGAAGATCTTGATGTGCGGCCCTGTCAACAAGCAGCGCGTATCTGGTTTCTCTGGTATTGCTTCTAGCCGTTTCAACATTGATGGTGGCGCAAAGCCTGCCACATTGGTCGGGGCCGTTGACATTTATGTCAGCGATTTCGGAAACGTGCAAGTTATTGCGAACCGCTTCCAGCGTGAGCGTGATGCATGGGTGATCGATCCTGACTACGCCAAGATGACTGTGCTTCGTCCCTACCAGCAAGTCGAACTGGCCAAGACAGGTGACGCTGAGAAGCGCATGCTGATCGTTGAGTGGGGTCACAAAGTGTCGGCTGAAAATGCCCACGGCTTGGCCGCTGACTTGATTACTTCTTAATAGTAAGCAACGGGAAGGGCCAGAGAAATCTGGCCCTTTTTTAAATGATTCACAAAAGACTATTCAGCGAAAACAAAGATCAAGGCATCACCCGCTACTGGCATGAGAATGCAGAAACCGGCGATGTGACCATTGAGACTGAGCAAGACATCACAGCGGTTATTGAGGCCAACAAGGCCATCTATAACGCTGTGGATGAGAAAGCCAACTGGAGTGGTGAGTGGCACTTGGTGGCGTCCATCCCCGAATCTCTCTATTACAAGATGAAGGCCGAGGGAAAGATCGATGACCAGGAGTATATGAAGCGCTGGCTCAACGACAGCGACAACCAATTTTTTAGAACTAGACCTGGGAAAGTATGAACTACATTGCCGTCTGCACCCCTGCCCGAGATCAGGTTCACACCAATTACACCTACTGCATGGTGAACATGGTGGCCTATCACACGCTCAACACCACAGACGCAATCAGTCTGAAATTGATGCAAGGCACAATTATCCAAAACCAAAGGGCTGACCTTTGCTTGGACGCGATGGCTGAAGGATGCACGCACATCCTGTTCATTGACTCGGATATGACATTCCCACAAGACATGGTTCAGCGGCTTTTGAAGCATGACCAGCCCATCGTGGCCGCCAACTGCGCACGGCGCAGGATGCCAACTGGCCCGACTGCCCAGAACTATGACGCCGAAGGCAAGCGCCAGTCGGTCTACACAATGCCAGAATCCACCGGATTGGAAGAGGTGGGAAGCATTGGCACTGGCATAATGCTCATCAAGCGCGAGGTGTTTGAGGGCATGAGTGAGCCGTGGTTCGATATGCCGTGGCAGACTTCACGGGGCTACATGGGTGAGGATGTGTTCTTTTGTAAGAAAGCGCAAGAGCTTGGTTACAAAATCTACATCGACCATGATGTCTCAAAGGAAATCGGCCACATTGGCACATTTGAATTTCGCCATGAGCACACTTGGATCGTCAAAGAGGAAATGGAAAAAGAGGCTCAATAATGGCACTGACAACCTACACCGAGCTAAAGGCATCCATTGCAGACTGGCTCAACCGAGATGACCTGACGGCCGCCATTCCTGACTTCATCTCTCTGGCCGAGGCGCAGATGGAGCGCACGCTGCGCACCAGACAGATGATCGTGAGAGCCAATGCCTCATTCAATGCTGAGTACGGAGCAACGCCGAATGACTTTTTGGAGGTCAAGTCCTTCAAGCTGAGTGGCACTAATCCCGTTACCCCGCTGTCGTTTATGACGATAGATGCGCTGGATGCAGAGGCCACAAAATTCACAGCCAGCGGCAGGCCAAGTTTCTTTGGCGTGGTTGGCCAACAGTTTAGGCTTGTGCCAACACCAGACTCTAACTATGCGACTGAGTTGACTTACTACGCAAAACTGAGCAAGTTGTCAACCTCTGTGGCAACCAACTTTATTTTGGAGTCCAGCCCAGACGCCTATTTGTACGGAAGTCTGCTGCAAGCTGCGCCATACCTTCAGGATGACAATAGAATTCAGGTGTGGGCAACGCTGTATGAGCGTGCCTTAAACGACCTGCAAGTTGCTGATGACCGAGGTGCGACATCAGGCGGTGCGCTTTTAACCCGTGCAAAAACTTTTGGATGAATATGATTACCACTACCAAGGGCGAGATGGACGAGTCACTGCTTGAAAAGCGTGAGGGGTCTGTGGAGAACGACACCGAGACAACGACTTGGGTCGAGTACTGGCTGGGCGAAGAGTTGGTTCACAGGTCGGTGAATATGGTTTTGAAACGCGGTGTTTTTGCTGATGGCATTACTGAACAAATTTAAGGAAATAGATCATGGCTAACACTCAGGCAATGTGTACCAGCTTCAAGGGTGAACTGCTTGTCGGTCATCACAACTTTGGCACTGGCGTGACCCGTGGCTCTACTGCTGCCGACACCTTCAAGGCTGCGCTGTACTTGGCATCTGCCACAGTCAATGCCGCCACCACGGCCTATAGCGCCACCAATGAGGTGAGTGGCACTGGCTACACTGCCGGCGGCGCGACAGTGACCTTTGGCACTGCCCCAAGCACCAGCGGCACGACAGCGTTTGTGACCCCCAGCGCCAGCATTACTTACACTACTGTCACACTGGCCACAGCTTTTGATGCTGTCCTGATTTACAACAGCACTCAAAGCAACAAGGCGGTCAGCGTCCACACCTTTGGCTCACAGACTGTGACCGCAGGCACATTCACGCTGACGATGCCAACCAATGATGCCAGCACCGGCCTGATCCGGCTGGCTTAAAGGGGCAGCAGCATGGCTGCTTATGGGTCGGGCTACTACGGCCTTGGTGCTTATGGCATAGGCAATGTTGTCATCAGCGGCAACCAGGCGACTGGTGCTGCTGGTAACTTGCTGGCCGACAGGTCAATCCAAGAAGACGGAACAATTGCCACAGGCAATGTCGGCACAGTCGGGCTGACTTTATCCATTGCCATCACGGGCAATTCGGCCACGGGTGCTGTTGGCTCTGTATCGGTATCCTCGACCAACGCAGTCACCGGCAATGCGGCGACTTTGGCAGTTGGCAGCGTTACCCCGAGTCTTGCATTTGCTGCCACCGGCAACACGGCCACAGGCTCTGTCGGCTCTGTCAGTGTCACCAGCACGAAAGCGGTCACAGGCAATGCGGCGACTGGTGCTGTGGAGACGATGCCGAGCGAGGTCATCACTTTCCAAGCAATCACAGGCAACGGCGCAACGGGATCAGTTGGCAGTGTCAGCAATTCCATCACAGTTGCATTGACAGGCAATAGCGCCACAGGGTCTGCCGGCATCATCTTTGGCTTTGGCTGGGGTGCGATACCCGACAGCGCAGAAACTTACACACCGATCAGCGACAGTGCAGAAAGTTGGACTGTTATCGCTGATAATTCTGAGACTTGGACATCCATTTAGGAGTAACGCATGCCAGATACCACCACCACCAACCTACTGCTGACGAAGCCAGAGGTAGGCGCATCGACAGACACTTGGGGGACGAAGATTAATACCGACCTGGACTCGGTTGACGCAATCTTTACCGCCAACGGCACTGGCACATCTGTTGGCCTGAACATTGGATCTGGCAAGAGCCTCAAGCTGGTTGGCGATGTCATTGACACCAACGGCAATGAGTTGCTGAAGGTGACTGCCACAGCTTCTGCTGTGAACGAGTTGACACTGGCCAATGCGGCCACTGGTGGCGCACCAGCGTTATCTGCTACAGGTGGCGATACGAACATTGGGATTGCACTTACACCCAAAGGCACTGGCGGTGTTGTATTCCCAGCCGGTGCAGTAGGCACACCATCCATCACCACCACCGGCGACACCAACACAGGCATCTTCTTTCCTGCGGCTGACACCATTGCTTTTGCTGAAGGTGGTGCGGAAGTTATGCGAATTACATCGACCGGCGATGTGGGGATTGGGACGAGTTCGCCAAACTACAAATTTAATGTCGGCCCAACGAGTGGCGTACTTTCGCTTGCTGGCGCTGGCATCTCGCTGTTTACCACTGGTAGCCTTACATCAAGCATTGGCGGGGTGTTGAACTTCAGGCCCGGCCTTGGCACAACTGCCAGCGACATTTTTAACTTGTCCATCTGTGCGTATGACCACAGCGGCGATGGAAATGCAGACGGCTTGAGCATCAACGGCGCTGATGGGGTTTCTTTTTCCACAGGCGGAAACTCACGAAACGAGCGTATGCGTATCGACTCCAGCGGCAACTTGCTGGTGGGGCAAACTTCTAAATCTCAAACAGCTGTTGGAATCTCATTCACCAATGAGGGTATTGTTAGTGCGGCAATGGCAGCTTCTACAAGTGCGGCAAATTGCTATCACCTATATTCAACAGGTGCAGGCGCATATCGCTTTTATGTAAGTATGGCAGGAACCATAAACGCGACAAGCACGACTATTACAGGCATTTCCGATCAGCGACTGAAAGAAAACATTCGTGACTTGGACGATGGCCTTGATTCAATCATGGCGCTCAAGCCGCGCAAGTTTGACTGGAAAGAAGGCAAGGGCGCTGGAACCAAAGACGCCCGTGGTTTTATTGCACAAGAGTTTGAAACAGTCTTTCCCGACATGATAGAGGAGTGGCTTGACCCCGCCCCTGAAGGTGAAGAACCATACAAGGCAGTCAATGCCAACTTGATTCCGACCCTTGTCAAAGCCATCCAAGAACAACAAGCCCTCATCACAGCCCTGACAACCCGCATCACCGCACTTGAGGCAGCATGAACCAGATAGACGCAACGGACGCCAAGCTAGCCACGCACGAAGAGATTTGTGCCATCAGGTACGAGAACATTCAAAAAAGCTTTGAATCCGGAAGTAAGCGCATGAGCCGCATTGAGTACATTCTTTATGCGCTGATTGCGGTCACTTTGCTCGGGCCAGGTTTCGCTGCCGAGATGTTGAAAAAAATCCTGATGTAATCATGGACGCGCTGCCGCCACCACCGCCAGTGGCGCAAGCACCCGCCCCAGTTTATGAATGCGTGAGATGGTCATGGTCTTCTGATAGGCTAGATGTTTGGTGTTTGAAGTGGCGGGAAAAAGGCAAACCAGAGCCTAAGAAGGTAGCGGAGGCCGAAAGTGATTGATCCTCTAACAGCGCTAGCGGGTATCCAAGCAGCAGTCGCCCTGATCAAGAAGGTCAGCAAGACTGTTGACGATGTATCGTCTCTCGGCCCTGTTTTGGGCAAGTATTTTGATGCCAAGTCTACGGCTACCAAGGCTGTTGTTCAGGCCAAGAAGTCCAAGTCCAGCATGGGTACGGCCATCCAGATTGAGATGGCACTGGATCAGGCCAAGCGGTTTGAGGACGAGTTGCAACTGCTGTTCATGCAGTCCGGCAAGATTGATGTCTGGAACAAGATCAAGTCCAGAGCAGCGGCGATGGATGTTGAGTCTGCACATGATGCACGGCGTGAACGCGAGGCTGCTGAAAAGCGCAAGAAAGAGGTCGATGAGGTCGTTGAGATCGTGCTGGTAGCGCTTGTCCTGTTTGCAATTCTTGGGATCATTGGGTATTTCACCTTTGGCATTCTTGAGCAGCGCGGGTGAGTTATGGCAGATGAACGCCTTGCCCTAGTTGACAAAATTCTGGCCTATGTGTCCAGCCCCTTCCGGCTGTTCGCAATGGTGCTCATGGCCGTGCTCACCTTTGCAGGGTACTTTGTCTACGCAAACCAAGACCTGCTGATCGGTGCTTACAAAGAGTCCAAGAAGATTCCAACGATTGCAGAGGACAGGGTGGAGGATGCAGCAGCGCACCTGTTCAAGCAGTCTGGTGCGCTGGTGGTGGCGGTGTTCAAGGTCAACAGCATGTTTGGCACGCGCATCCTGCACAGGGCTTATGGCAAGAACGGCAGGGACAAAACGAATGATGGGCTGGATGTCGGCCTGTTCACTCAGAACGCTGCCAACAACGCCGATGTGGTCAAGCTCATGGCCAGCGAGATTCCATGCGGCGAGTACAAGTCAGCGCAAAGCGAAATGGGCCTTTGGTATATTGCCAAGGGTGTGGCCTACACATGCCGTATTAGTGTTCCACCTGAACCGGGTAGGTTCATTGGGCAGATCACAGTCGGATGGGCTACCCAGCCCGAAGACATGGACAGCACCCGTGCAATGCTGCAAATTGCCGCAACAATGCTTTCAAGGAGTAAGCAATGATTGGACTCGATGCACTGATAAGCGTGGGCGGCAAGCTCATTGACAAACTAATCCCTGATCCTGAAGCCAAGGCCAAGGCCCAGCTTGACTTGGCCAAGATGGCGCAGGATGGTGAACTGGCTAAGCTGGCCAATGATACGGATTTGTACAAAACAGAGCAGAACAATCTGACTGACCGGCTCAAGTCAGACATGAGCAGCGACTCTTGGCTGTCCAAGAACATCAGGCCCATGACACTGGTCGCCATCTTCATTGGCTACTTTGTGTTTGCCATGATGTCTGCATTCAAGCTGGATGCCAACGAGGTCTATGTCACCCTGCTTGGCCAGTGGGGCATGCTTGTGATGTCTTTTTACTTTGGGGGTCGCACTTTGGAAAAAATCATGGACATGAAGGCTAAGAAATGAAAGAAAACTTTGACTCCGCACTGGCTGCTGTCCTCCACCACGAGGGCGGCTTTGTCAACCACCCGTCAGACCCTGGTGGCATGACCAACCTTGGCGTGACCAAGAAGGTCTGGGAGGAGTGGGTCGGGCATGAGGTGGATGAAAAAACCATGCGCGGCCTGACCCCTGAGATTGTTGGCCCGATGTACAAGTCCAAGTATTGGGACAAGGTCAAGGGCGATGACCTGCCGGCTGGCGTGGACTATGTGGTGTTTGATGCGGCGGTGAACAGCGGCCCAGGTCGGGCTGCCAAGTGGCTGCAAGCGTGCGTAGGTGTTGATCCTGACGGCGGCATCGGCCCAAAGACTTTGCAGGCTGTCGCGGCATTTGAGGGCGATCTGGTTGACGATTATGGCAAGCGCAGACTGTCATTCTTGATGGACTTGCCGCACTGGCCGACCTTTGGCAAGGGCTGGAGTCGCAGGGTTGCCGAAGTTGGCAAAGTAGGCGCAGACATGGCATAAGTGAAATAATCATGTCATGGCCAATGTCAAGCAACAATTAGAGACGCCTTCACTGCCCCCTCTGGGTTATCCACCAGAGGTGTATGAACGCCGGAACTTGAACGAGAACAACGGCGCACTGAACATTTTTGCCAGAAAACTGACTTCCGTGCTTGGCTCACTGTTTGGGCCAAGGGGCGGCAAGTTTATGAACAACCCGCACGGGGCGTTTCAAGACTCAACCGACCAGACGGCGGCTAGCACCACAGTCGCCACTGCCGTCACATTCAACACGACAGACTTTTCCAATGGCGTGACAATAGCCAGCAACAGTCGAATCACAGTGGCCGACTCTGGAATCTGGAACTTGCAGTTTTCCATTCAATTGACAAATACGACAAATGCCGCGCAGGATGTGGACATTTGGTTTCGGGTCAATGGTACAAATTCAGCAAACTCAAACAGTCGATTTGGCTTTGCACCTCGGAAATCTCCTGGAGATCCGTACCACACTGTTGCGGCCATAAATTATTTCTTGAGCTTGAATGCAAGTGACTATGTGGAGATCATGTGGAGGCCAACTGATGTTGGCGTTTCGATTGAGCAGTACGCTGCCAGCGCCAGCCCAACACGGCCAGCAGTGCCATCAGCCATTGCCACAATGAGCTTTGTCTCTAACCTACCGACAATCTGATTATGTACATCCCACTAAAACTACCACCAGGCATCTACAGGAACGGCACAGAGTACCAAGCTGCGGGGCGGTGGTATGACGCGAATTTGGTGCGCTGGTACGAGAACACCCTGCGGCCTATGGGCGGCTGGAGGAAGCGCTCGGCAAGCCAGATGACTGGTCTATGCAGAGGGTTCATCACTTGGCGCAACAATAGCGGAGAGCGATTCATTGCCGCTGGTACACAGTCCAAGCTGTACGCTATGAACGAGGCTGGGACACTCAAAGAAATTACACCAAGCGGCATCACTGCCGGCATTGCCAGCGCCACGATCAAAACCGGCTACGGCTACAGCACCTATGGCACATACGCCTATGGTGTGGCTCGACCTGATCTGGGTGGGCTGATTCCGGCCACCACATGGAGTTTGGACACATGGGGCGAGTATCTGGTGGCCTGTTCAAGCTCGGATGGAAAGCTCTACGAGTGGCAGCTTGGCTTTACAACCCCGACCTTGGCAGCGGCCATCACCAACGCACCAACTAGCAACAAGGCTCTCTTGGTCACTGCCGAGCGCATCCTGTTTGCCCTTGGTGCTGGTGGCAACCCGCGCAAGGTGCAGTGGTCAGACCAAGAGGACAATACAGTCTGGACGCCACTAGCCACCAATCAGGCGGGTGACTATGAGTTGGCCACACCTGGCACTCTGTTGGCCGGCAAGCGCGTCAAGGGCGTCAACCTGCTCTTTACAGATGTGGATGTACACACGGCTCAGTACATTGGCGCACCATTTGTTTATGGCTTTGAGAAGGCCGGCTCTGGCTGCGGCCTGATTTCGGCTCAAGCTGTGGCGGCCATCGACACGGCGGCCATCTGGATGAGCAAGTCCGGTTTCTGGACTTATGACGGCTATGTCAAGCCCCTGCCGAGTGATGTGTCTGACTATGTGTTCAGCAACATGAACTTCAACCAAGCATCCAAGGTCTACGCTGTCCACAACAGCCAGTTTGGCGAGATCTGGTGGTACTACCCAAGCAGCGGCAGCAATGAGAATGACAGTTATGTCACCTACAACTACCGCGAAAACCACTGGAACATAGGCTCATTGGCCCGTACTGCTGGCACTGATGCGGGTGTGTTCACCAACCCGCTGCTGGTATCAAGCGATGGTTACATCTACGAGCATGAAGTGGGTTTTGCCTATGACAGCGCCAGCGTCTACGCTGAGTCTGGGCCAGTGCAGCTTGGCAATGGCGACAACCTGATGTCTGTGCGGCAAGTTGTCCCAGATGAGCAGACACTTGGCGAGGCAGTGGTTTCATTCAAGACCCGAAATTACCCGACTGGCGCTCAGTCCACCTTTGGGCCATACACGGCTGCCAACCCTACGGATGTGCGTTTTGTGGCGCGGCAAGTCAATGTCAAAGTGACAGGTGCTGTTTTGGCTGATTGGCGCATCGGCGTCATGCGGCTGGATGCGGTGGCCAGCAGCAAGCGATGAGTGATATTGAGCATTTGAATAGGCTACGCCACCATGTGGAGGCTGCTTTAGAATACAGCGGAGGCACACATAATTTTGACGATGTTGCCGAGATGGTGGGGGATCACAGATTGCAGTTGTGGCCGGCCTCAAACTCGGTGGTATTGACAGAGATCATTGTCTATCCGCGACTCAAGAACCTTCACTATTTCTTGGCTGGTGGCGACCTAGATGAACTCTCACGGATGAGATCGATGATCGAATCCTGGGGCAAGTCGATTGGCTGCACCAGAGTGACTTTGGCAGGCCGCAAGGGCTGGGCAAAGACATTTTTAAAAGACGAAGGTTACAGTCCACAGTGGTCTGTACTTGCAAAGGAGTTGTAAATGGCAACAGATGTAAATCTCGGAATGCTGAGTCTTGATGAACTCCGGCGACTGCTTGGCCAGACTCAAGCGGCGACTCCATATTCTCAGGTGGGCGTCAGCCCGTACCAGCAGATCATGAGCCGGATGCCAATGCTGCAAAACCCATACGCCGGTATGTCGGGTGGCTACAATAATTTTCAAGGCGGCTACAACCCCAACATGTACAGCAATGCGCCAAGAGCAATTGGCCAGCTTGGCTTTGGCGGTGGCGGCGGCAGCGGTGGCTCTGAGCCTGCTGCACCAAGTGCATGGAGCAGCATGACCCCTGCTGAACAGGCGGCCTACTACGCTGCAAACCCCACAATGGCGACCATCACTCAGCTTGGCCAAAAGGCTTTTGGGCTTACCGCATTGGGTGCTTTGCAACGAGCAATGAATCCAGGCTTTGTCAGCGACCAGAGTTTGATTGCAATGGGCGTCAACCCTGCCGCATATCAAAGCGCAAAAGAGAGCTTCCGCGCCAGTGAGATTTCCGACATGAATGCAGCGGCTGAAGCTGCTGCCAATGCTGCGATGAACGCTCAAGCTATGCAGTCGATGCAAGATGCACTGGCTGCTGACACGGCAGCATCACAAAGCGTTTCAGACCAAAGCAGTGCCGGCTCTGAGGCTGGTGGTTATGGCACGGGCGATACAAGTGGTGGTTTTGGTGAAGGCCAGTACAACATGGGCGGCCCCGTTGACCGAGTTGGCGGCCCCAACCCACCAGGCCCAGATGACGGCACTGGCATGTTGCAGCTTGGCGAATATGTCATCAAGAAATCATCGGTCAAGAAGTACGGCCAAGGGCTGCTGGACATGATCAACAACGGCAAAATTCCTGCCAAAAAAATGAAATCTTTATTGGGATAAGGGGCGAAAAATGTCTAAAGGTGGAACTCAAACATCGTCAACTTCAATTGATCCACAGATCAAAGAGGCATTCCTTCAAAACTTTGGTCAAGCCCAGAATGTCGCAGCGGCATTGCCTGTCCAGCAGTTTGCCGGATTCAATCCTCTGTACCAAGCGGGTGAAGAGCAGATCGTCAACCAATCACTGACCCCGTTTACTGGACAGGAAATTGGCGGGTTTATGAATCCGTATCAGCAGGAGGTCATTGACCGCAGCCTTGCCGATATTGAGTCAAGCCGCCAGATGGCCGACCTCAGAGATCGTCAGGCCGCCACACAAGCCAGAGCCTTTGGTGGATCACGCCAAGGCGTGCAGTCTTCACTGACAAATGCCGCTGCCTTGAAGCAAGCCGCTGACCTGTCAGCAAATTTGCGCAATCAAGGCTATGGCCAAGCTGCACAGTTGGCTCAGTACGCCCGTGGCCAGAACATCCAAGGCGGCCAGAATGTGCTGGCTTTGGGCGGTGCGCGTCAGGCGTTTGAGCAGCAGCAGCTTGATGCGCTGCGCAACATCGGCCTGCAAAAACTTGGCATTGTCCAGTCTAGCTTGGGTGCAAGTCCTGCCAACTTGGGCGGCAGTGTATCAACGCCATACAGCCGCAATGTCGCATCCGGTGCTTTGGGTGGTGCTTTGGCTGGCGGTCAATTGTTTGGCCCTATCGGCGCAATCGGCGGCGGCATTCTTGGCTTGCTAGGTTAAGGGGGTAATATGGCAACAGCATTTGATTTTGACTTTGGCAGCATGTTTGGCGGCGGCATGGGCGGCACGCCCACTGGCCTTGATGCGCTGCTGAGTGAAGACCAGCGCAAGCTGATGGGCCGCAACGCTACTCTGGCGGCGGCTGCTGCACTGCTGCAAGCCAGTGGCCGCAGCACTACCCCCATCAACCTGGGGCAAGCCCTTGGCTCGGCACTGCAAGCAGGTCAGCAGGGCTACCAACAGGCGCGTGCTGGGTCGGTGCAGGATTTGCTGCTTAATCAGAAGTTGGAAGAGGCCAAGCGTCTTGGTCTGTATCAAACCGCATTGGCTGGAACTCCTTCAGCGGCAGCCCCAGCGCAAACACTAGAGCCATTGACGCCAGCGCAAGCCAGCTTGCTTAGCCAATCCGCACCTGTCAGCACTGCTGGGCCAGTTGGCCCGACCATGCAGCGTGCGGCCATCATGGACGCAGCGCAAGCAACACCACCAGCGCCGGCTCAACCATCTGAGACTGACAAGCGTTTTCAGGAACTCTTGCGCAAGGCAGACATTGCTAATCAATACAACAGGCCCGATGACGCAGAAAAGTTTCTGAATCAAGCCTACAAAATCAAGCCTGTTGAAGAGTACAGCACAACACCTCAATTCGGCAATAGTGCCGGAGGAACGCCAATATCTTTTGTCTTGAGCAAGTCAGGCAACATGAGGCTGCTTGATTTCAACCGCAGCCCTGAGTTTAATTATCAGGACACTGGCTCTTACATCAGCGTGCGTGATAAAAACACAAACAAAGAGCTTGAGCGTATTCCAAAATCTATGACCCCAGGTGAAACAGCTACCAATTTAATTGCCAAAGAAAACCTTGGGATAAATCGTGCGACTTTAGGTGTGGCCCAAGGTGGTTTAAAGTTGCGCCAAGATGAATTTGCCCGTGGTGCTTTTGACATCAAGGAAACACCAGAAGGTCTGGCCTATGTGCCAAAGACTCCAGGCGGCGCAACCATGCCGGTCATGGGCGCTGGTGGGACTCAATTGCAAGGTGCTGGCGCCAAACCCACTGAAGATCAAAGCAAGTCTGCTGGCTTTGCATTCCGTATGAAGCAGTCAACGGAAATCTTTAATCAGCCGGTTACAGGTGTTGATGGTCAACCAATAATTGATCCAGCTACTGAAAAACCAATTACGCTTGAGCAGGCATTTGGAAGACCTGGCAGGTTTCAGGCAATCATGCGCTCCATCCCTAGTGCTGGTCTGACTACTGGAGTGGCCAATGTATTTGAAACAAGTGGCCGCCAGCAATATCGCCAAGCTCAAGAAAACTGGGTCACAGCCAATTTGCGGCCAGAGTCAGGCGCAGTGATTGGCGTGGAAGAAATGGAAAAAGAGATTACCAAATATTTCCCACAAGCTAGTGATAGCCCACAAACCATTGCTCAAAAACAACGCGCTAGACGCGATACCGAACTAGCAATGACTGTGCGTGCTGGCCCAGCTTACAAGCAAGTTGAAAAAGCAGTGGCTGCAAGGCCACAGGCTGGTACTCCTCGACTTGTCAGAGATCCAGTGACTGGTGTTTTGCGTTATATAGCGGAGTAAAAAATGGCTGACAAAATTGTTCAAATACCCAACATTGGGCCAGTCGCTTTTCCAGAAGGCATGTCCGATGCCGAAATAATCAAGGCCATTCAGACATTGCAAGTGCCAGCGGCTGCACAAGCAGCGGCTGGAAAAGTCCCTGAGTCTTTCCAATCAAAGATTTTGAACTCTCCCGTCGGTGGCGTCATTCGTGGATTGCGCGACATCCCAGATGCTGGCGCTCAATTGCTGACCCGTGGCCTTGAGGCAGTGTCTCCATCTGGGTCAAGCATGGAGCAGTTTTTCAAGTCTGAACGCCAACGAGTTGAAGACATCAATCGTCAGGCTGAACTTGACTATCAAAGAAACTTTCGCCAAGGCCAGATGCGTCAAGGTGAAATTGATGTTGGCCGTGTGGGCGGCAACATTCTTGGCACATTGATTCCATCAACTGCTGCTGTGCGTGCGCTTAGCGCAACCACTGCGCCAGTGCGTGCTGGTGCTATCAGTGGCGGGGTCAGTGGATTATTGCAGCCAGTGGCGGCAACGCCAAGCATGACCAACCCAGAATTCTTTGCCCAAAAAGTTGAGCAAACTGGCGCTGGCACTGCATTTGGCGGCCTTGCTGGATATGGTGCAGACAAATTGTCGAAGGCACTTTTCGGAACTAGACCGCCACCAATGGCTGGTCAGCCAAGCACTGCTGGCGCTCAAGTCAATGTCACTACAACACCAACTGCCACAGGTACTGGCGGCGGCTCAACACTTGGCGCTGTCGGGCCGGACACATCAGCCGGACTGACTGCTGCGCAACAGGCCATTCTGACCCGTGGCAAACAAATGGGATTTCGCACAACACCTGGTCAGGAAACCGGCTCTCGGTCTTTGCAGCAGATGGAAGCCAGAATGGAGTCCAGCCCATTTACCTCTGGGCCATTCAACACGCTCAAGGCTGAGAATCAAAAGATCCTCAACCGATCCACAGCGCAAGCCATTGGCGTCAATGCAGATGAGTTGAGCAATCCACAGTTGGCCCAAGCACAGCGTCAAATCAGCAGTGTTTATCGCCAAGTGGCAAGTCCTGAAGTCAAAAGGCTGGATGGCAACACCATCCAAACCGGCATTGAGATTCTTGACAACGCCTTTGAAGGTCTAACTACTCAGCCACTTAAAGGCAACATCTTTGTAAAGCAATTGCAAGAACTGGCCGCCAAAGGTGAGGCCAGTGGCAACCAGTTGCAGACGCTATCGTCAAAGGTTGGCAAGCGTGCCAAAAACGAGATGACCACAGCAATGGGTGATCGTGAGCTTGGCAGTGCTTTGTTCCAGATGAAGGAAATTATTGACGATGCACTGGCACAAGGTTTGTCGGCAGAACAACAGGCCGCATTCCAAACAGCCCGAGCCAACTATCGCAACCTGATGACCATCCGGTCAAATCAAGGTGTGGTCAACCCATCAACCGGCAATGTGTCGGGCTTAAACTTGGCCAGCGCATTGACCCGCAAAGACCCACAAGGCTTTGTGTTTGGCTCTAACCAAACGCCAATGTATGAGGCTGCAAGGTTTGCCCAAGCATTCAAGCCGATTGTTGGAGACTCTGGAACTGCCACTAGGTCGATGGAGGTGACACCATTGAGCATGTTGCTGGCAGCGCCGACAAACATTGCAGCGCGTGCTTACACATCTCAGCCGGCTGCCAACTTGGCAACAGGATTGCAGGGTGGCATTGCACCAGGCACTGACTTGGCTACGCAAGAGCTTTTGAAGAGACTGCTGCCGATAACTGGTGCATCAGGCTTGACCAGCCTTTTGAATCAGTAATCAGCCTCATCTCATTCCCCCAAAAAATGCCGCTGTCAGCGGGTCGATCTTGATCTTTCGATTCCTCTGACGGCGGCGTGCATTCAGAAAATCCTTATCGTCTGCCGACATCTTGTGGCGCTTCTTGCGCATACGCTCGGCGGCTGTGAACGACAGCGGCCTTGGTGCATCCGGCTCACTGCCCATCGTCAGCAGGGCCGTGGTCATGTTGCCGGACTTTTCATAGCCATGCACCCGCACCACCCCAACCTTGCGTAATGCTCTGACATTGTCGTAAGCAGTGCTTATGGAGCAGGGCAGGCGCACAGCGATCTCGGCCACACTCAACGGGCCAATGCTCAGCAGCCGGATGATGGCGGCTCTATAGACCGGCTTTAGTCCGCGCATCTTGCATCCTGCGGGTGTACTCGCGGCGCAGCATGGCACGCACCACGAAAGCCCTTGTGTGTGCGTCTGTCGGTATCGCATGGCCATAGCACTCTGGACTGAGCAGATCGTCCATGAACTCAATTGCCGCCTCTAACGCCGGCTCAAGTACATCATTCATAGTTTGTCTGCATCTTTCCTGAAGACCTGCACATTGCCAATCAGTGACGGCAGCTTGAATGCGTCCATTGCACCTGGCCGACCTGTGAAGGGTTTGAGTTCAAGGGGGTTGTACGCCCCGAGCGTTTTGTTCAGCGATGGTGGTGGCGTCTTGATCATGCTGACCACCACGCCACCAGTGCCGCAGCCAAGCCGCAGCCGATCACCAAGCACAGCAGGTAGTCCAAGGCTGCATCAGCACGATTGCTTAATTTGTTCATGTTGTTCCCCTGAGTTAGTAGTGTCACGAAGTTTACAGCAAATAAAGAATATTGCATAGTAGTCAATAAATTGATCTGTTATTGCTAAAATACACCTATGCAATCAGTACAAGACATCAGAGACAAGGCCAGAGAGCATGGCATTAGGATGAATGCCGTATGCCGTGAGGCTGGCATCCAGCAGCCGCAGGTGAGCCGCTGGATGTCTGGGTCTGTCAAGCCTCTGTGGGAGTCAGTCAACCAACTTGAGCAGGCGCTGCTCAAGCTGATTGAGGCCAAGGCTTAGAACGGAATATCATCCTCATCGTCCCATGACCCTGACGCAGCGGCCTTGGCTGGCGCTGGCGCACCTTTAACGATGCCGAAGTCGGCAGCAGCACTTGGCTTGCTTGCGCCCAACGGCTCACCTTTGCGAACCAACAAGATGTTGTTCAGGCCAAAGCTAACCCCGTTATTGCCGGCTTGGCTGTACGCATACGCATTCAGGCTGACCCTGATGTAGTCGCCCGACACGATGTCGTCACTGCCCAGCAGGTCATTGCCGTGCTTGTCAACGGCGCCAGGCTTGGCGGTTGACTTCACATTGCAGTAGAAGTGGCCTTGGTACTCTTTGCCCAATGGGCTGCCATCTGTCTTGGTTTCAGTGTCGCCGTCCCGAAGTGGGCTGCGGATGTTTTTCGGCACTTTGTCACCAAACTTGGCGGCCAGCGCCTCTTTGGCTGCTGCCTTTAAAGCGGCCAGCGTTTCTTTGTCGCTTTTTGGAATGAGGATCTGAGTGGAGAACTCATCCTTGCCATTCATTTCGTTTTTGCGGGATTGCAGGGCTGAGAAGTATGAGGTGCGTACCTCGCCGGTTGTGACTCTTGTTGACATTTGATCGTTCCTTCAGGTTGATCGGTTTCAGGTTTTCAGCCTGACCAAAGCGGTCAGACAATTGCACTTTAGCACAAATAAATGTTGCATGTTGTTTTTTTATCGGACACAATCAAGATTCCATAAACCGCTGAAAACGAGGAAAATGATGAAACTGTTCCCCCATCAAGAAGAGGCCAGAGACTTTCTGCTGGACAAGAGGCGCTGCATCCTTGCCGACCAGCCGAGGGTAGGCAAGACCCTGCCGGCGGCAGCGGCGGCGCTTGAGCACCTGCCGGCCATCATTGTCTGCCCAGCTATCGCCAAGACAGTCTGGGAGGCGGCATTCAACAAGCTCGACCCGTCCATTCCCGTCAAAGTTATCACCGGAAAGAAGCAGGCGGCAGAGATTATTTGCTCTGGCGTGACCATCGTGAACTACGACATTCTTTCCAGTGTCACGGCTTTTACAGGAATTAAAACAGTCGTGTTTGACGAGTGCCACAGGCTCAAAAACAACAAGGCCATCCGCACCAAGGCCGCCATGCTGATGATGAAGAAGATTGATCGGGTCTATGCCTTGTCCGGCACGCCCATCCCCAACCGGCCCATTGAACTCTGGCCGATCCTCCACGGGCTGGGCATCTACCGAGGCGGCTGGTTTGACTTTGCCGCACGCTACGCCAAGATGTGGTCGGCGCCGTGGGGCATGGATGTCAGCGGTGCATCCAACATCCCCGAACTCAAAGCACTGATGCGGCCCTTTGTCCTGCGCAGGAAGAAGGAAGACATCTTCATGGACTACAAAGAGCCACAGGTATCACTGGTGACCTTTGACCTGCCCATCGACAAGCGTGAGCAGCAGTTTGATGCCGATGCCTTGGTGGCCAATCCAAACGCCCTGATGGCCTTTGAGGGCTTGGCCGAGATTATGAAAGAGAGTGGCATGCGCAAGATCAAGGCGGCATCCGAATTCATCAGCGATTTGCTCCAATCCGGTGAGCCGGTGGTGGTGTTCGCGCACCACAAGGATGTGGTGCACGGGCTGGTGGAAGAACTCAAAGACCACAAGCCGGTGGTGGTGGTGGGCGACACTCCGGCCACCAAGCGCACTGAGTACATTGCCGCATTTCAGTCTGGCCATACCAAGGTGATCGTGGGCAACATTGCGGCAATGAGTGAAGGCGTAGACCTGAGTGCCGCCGACACGATTGTCTTTGTTGAATGCACCTGGTCAACTTCTGCGCTGGAGCAGGCATCCAGCAGGGTGGAGAACATCAACAAATTAGGCATCAAGCCGGTGATTTACCTGCTGACCATCAGGGCATCACTCGACCACAATGTGCTAAAGCGCGTCTTGGAAAAGCAGAACATCGTGAATCAGATTATTTAAAGGAGAAAACATGCAACATGAAACCAGAAAACACGCCCGACTCTCGGCATCCCGTATGGATCGGGTGATGAGTTGTCCAGGCTCTTACCGGCTTGAAGAGAAGATGCCTTTTGAGCCAGCCGGTGAGGCTGCCGCAATTGGCAAGGCTATCCATGAGCTATCCGAGCGTATTCTGAGGGGCGAGGCGGTCAACGCAGAAGACTATCCCGATGACCACATTGACATGGCCAACGAATACGCCACCTTCATCAACACGCTGGTGGAAAAACCCCGCAAGCGCATGATCGAGGTGAATGTGGATGCCGGCCTCAAGACGCTGCACCAGTCCCTCGGCGGCACTGCTGATGCCGTGCTGGTCGATGGCGACCACCTTCACATCGTAGACCTCAAGACAGGGCGCGTCTTGGTCGAGGCAGAGGACAACAAGCAGATGCTGACCTACGCTCTGGGCGTCATGCGCATGTTGAATGCGCCTGAATCCATTCAATGCACCATGCACATCTTCCAGCCCCGCGCCGGCCACAGCCAATGGACAGTCTCAGGCACTGACCTCATCAAGCACGGCCACGACCTGCTGGCCGCTGCCAACCTAGCTTTGACCGATGACGCACCGACCAACCCGTCCACCAGCGCTTGCCGCTACTGCAAGGCCAAGCCCATTTGCCCGTCTATGCGTGCCAAGGTGCAGGACAACGCACGCAAAGAGTTTGCAGACCTTGTAAAAAAGGCCGACAAGGATGACACGATTGCAGTGCCGCCAGTCACCCCAGAAGACATTGAACTGGCGCAGCTTGCAGCCATGTGGTCGGAGGCAGTGCTGGAGTCAGCCAAGCGTCAGATCACCGAGGGGTCAACCATCCAAGGCTGGACATTGCGACCAGGTCGCAAGACCAAGTTCTGGAAGTCTGACGCCTTGGCCTACGAGGCTTTGAAGTCCTACCCGCAGGCATTCGACTTGAAGTCCCCGTCAGCCATTGCCAAGTTGGACATCCAGATTAGCGAAGACCTGATCGGTGAGAAGCATGCTGCTGCTAGTCTTGTTAAGGAGAAGCAGCAGTGAGGTACTTATCCGTTTGCTCTGGCATTGAGGCCGCAACAGTCGCTTGGCATCCCCTTGGATGGGAGGCTGCGGCTTACTCTGAGATCGAAAAGTTCCCATCACAGGTGCTTGCACACCATTACCCAAACACGCCCAATGTGGGCGACATGACCAAATTTAAGGAGTGGACAAATGTCTCAGATGTCGATGTTCTCGTTGGAGGAACTCCCTGCCAATCATTCTCAGTCGCCGGACTCAGAAAAGGATTGGATGACCCTCGTGGCAACCTCATGCTTACCTACCTTGCCATTGCTGCAAAGTATCGGCCCCAGTGGCTGGTTTGGGAGAATGTCCCCGGCGTCCTATCCTCTAACGGAGGACTCGACTTTGCCTCCCTCCTTCGAGGGATGGGCGAACTCGGGTATGGGTTCGCATACAGAATTCTTGACGCTCAGTACTTCGGAGTGGCCCAACGCCGCCGCCGTGTGTTCGTTGTCGGATACCTTGGAAACTGGCGACCTGCCGCAGCGGTTCTTTTTGAGCGCCACAGCCTGTGCGGGTATCCTGCGCCGAGCAGAGAAAAGGGGCAAGGTGCTGCCGCCAGCACTAGAGCAAGCCCTTCAGTCGGTAGCCTTTGCGCCCGAACAGGACAAAGCATCAGCGTTCAAGACGCCGCACAAGGTCACTTGATGGCGACTTGGCCAGCAGAAGTAGCCCCAACGATTGACGCACATTTTGGCGATAAGCAAGGTTTGGAAAATCAGCATATCAACGGGTGGGGGGGGGGGGTTGTTTACCCTTGGTAAGCAAATGCCTGATAACCAAGACGCGCATGGACGCAGAAACAGAGACATTGATTCCTACAACAGGGGGTCACTTTAGCTGCGAACCCATTGCTCTCGCAGAAAACACCATAGGCCGCAAACCTGAGAACGGCGGCAATGGCGATGGGTTTACTGAAGGCGGTCCGATGTACACGCTGAACGCCACGTGTGTGCATGGGGTGGCGCAAGCAATCCCCATTGACACCATGAATATGACACCGGGACATTCAAGCGGAGGGTTAGGTTTTGGCCAACCCGGTGACCCTAGTTTCACCCTGACCAAGGGACATAGCCATGCGGTGGCGCAGCCGATTGCTTTCAGCGGCCAGATGTCAAACCCACAGACTGATGTGGACATGACCCAGACGCTGCAAGCCAAGAATCCTATGGCGGTGGCGTTTGAAGAAAACTTTCACGCCATTCGCGAGGTTGATGTTGCGCCTGCAATGACAACTGAGGGCTATCGCATTAGTCAAAATGCTGGTGGACTTGATTTGCGCACCGCCATGCAAGTGCGCAGGCTCTCTCCAAAGGAGTGCGAGCGTTTGCAGGGCTTTCCTGACAACTACACCGACATTAAGCTCAAGGGCAAGCCAACGCCAGACGGGCCACGCTACGAGGCTCTGGGCAACAGCATGGCCGTGCCTGTGATGGCATGGATCGGCAAAAGAATCCAAGAGGTGGAGTGTCTTTTACCCCAAGGACTAGAATCAACCTCCCAAAGAAAAACCCCTGACAGCGTGAACTGTCAGGGGTAACTAGTCGATGCTAGAAGGAGAACAACTTGTCATCAACCGCGAGATCAACGACATGAGTATTTTACCCAATGTGCTACAGTCTGCGCATCGCTTGGCAGCGATTTATATGTAACAGGCCCAGGCCAACCTTTCTGCACGAGTTACATCGTGTCTGCCAACTGGCTACCGCCAGAGAAAGGTTGACCTGGGTTTTTTTTTGGATCCACAAATGATTAAAACCATTCATCACATCAGCCCAAAAGTTAACGATGTGTTTTCTTTCAATTGCCCAAGGTGCGGCTCTTGTCGCATGGCAAATAACGACTCTGATTTTGGCAACTACTGGACTTGCTCCAATGGGCATGCGTTTTATGTCGATTTGTATGAGTCCACGGCCAAAACTCTGAACCTGTGCTTTAAAGATGTTTCAGAAAAACTTGGTGGGCCGCATGACTGACCAAACCTTTGGCAACATTGCCCAGCTACTGGCTGACAAGGGCTACGAGCCAGTCCCCATCATCAGGGGTGAGAAGCGCCCAGCCCCTGCCAAGTGGCAGCAAGGCGGGTGGCAGGCACACACCAGCCAGTACAGCGAGAACTACACCGGCATCTTGACTCGGCACACGCCGTGCGTAGACATCGATGTCAGTCACGCGGGGCTGGTGGCCGCCATGCGCGACATTGCCTACGATGTCACCGGCTGCTACGAAAAGCCGCCACCAAGGCGCATTGGCAACGCACCCCGTGAGTTGCTACTGTTCAGGACTGAGGAAGAGTTTCCCAAAGTCAGCACCGCCACCTACGCTCTCAAAACCGACAAGCCAGACGCCAATGGCGAGATCAAAGGCTCTAAAGTAGAGATACTGGCAAGCGGTCAGCAGTTTGTGGCCTACGCCATCCACCCGACCACCGGCCAGCCGTACACATGGAACGGCTCGGGTGAGCCTTTACTTGTCGGCAGGGACAAGCTGATAAACCTTGACGAGTCCCAAGCCCGTGAAATTATTCTAAGGTGCGAAGCCCTGCTGTCACTGCACGGCACGCTCATTGGCCGCAAACCCATGAGTTCCGGCGTCCTGTCTGAGCGCGTGCCTGGTCAGCGTCAAGAGGCGAACGACCCCATCGCAGCCATTGCCGCCTTAGCCCAGATGCCCAACCCCGATCTTGCCTTTGAGGATTGGCTCAAGGTTTTGTACGCCACCAAAGGCGCACTGCGCGATGGCGGCTACGATGTCTTCATGGCTTGGTCGGCCAAGTCGGCCAAGCACCACCCAGACTTTGCTGAGCGTGAGTGGCGCAAGGCCAAGCCCACCCAGCTGGGCGCTGGCTCTTTGCTTTGGATGGCAAAGAGTCTTGGCTGGTCGCCCCTGTCAGTAGCAAAGACTGTGGTCAAGGCTGATGTGTCTGATCTGTCCGATGCCGAGCCTGCTGGCCTAGTTTGGCCGCACATGACCGCCGGCAAGCATCCCAAGCCCTTAAACACCTTAGAGAACTTTGCCGCACTGTCTGATTTTCTCAAGGTGCAGTATTCGTTCAACACCATGTCAGGCGAGGAGGTGGTGCATGTGCCAGGTTTGAAGGTCATCAACGGCTACGAGGCCAACGCCGCCGTCACCCACATGGTCAGCCAGGCTATCCTGTCCGGCCTGCCGCACTCGCTGGTGGCCGAGTACATGACCCAGCAGTGCCTGCAAAACCCCTTTCACCCAGCCGTAGATTGGATTGAGTCAAAGCCTTGGGATGGCGTAAAAAGAATAAACCAGTGGATGGACACCATCACATCACCCGACACCCAGATTAAAGAGATGATGATGCGCAAGTGGGCCATCGGCGCTATGGCCGCCCTTTACCGGCCAGACGGCGTATCAGCGCATGGCGTATTAACTCTACTTGGCGACCAAGGTATCGGTAAAACAACATGGTTTAAAAACCTAGCCCACGGGCATTTACTTAAAGACGGATTAACTCTGCGCCCAGATAATCCCGATTCAGTCAGGCAGGCCACATCCCATTGGATGGTTGAATTAGGCGAGTTGGATGCGACATTCCGAAAATCAGATATTGCCGCACTTAAATCATTTCTAACTAGCGACAGGGATATATACAGGCTGCCCTACGCCCGAAAGAACACCAGCAAGCCGCGCCAGACTGTGTTCTTTGCCAGCGTCAACGATGAGAGCTTCTTGTCCGACCAGACCGGCAACAGGCGCTACTGGACTGTGCAGTGTCAATCCATTGACTTTGACCACCAGATTGACATGCAGCAGTTTTGGGCCGAGGTCAAGGTCATCTACGAGGCCGGTGAGTCTTGGTACTTAGACCGCGACCAGATGGGCGAGTTAAACACCCACAACCAAGAGTTCACAGCCGTTGACCCCATCGTTGAAAAGGTAGTGACCAAGCTCGACTGGTCGGCTGACAAGGCCAGGTGGAGCTACAAAACATCGACCGAGGTGGCCGAAATGGTGGGTGTAACCTTCCCCTCAAAAAGTGACATTGTGCGCATTGGTATGCACTTGAAGTCAGTGCAGGGGGTGAAATATCGGCGAAGCAACGGGGTGACGACTCGACTTGTGCCGCCAGCGGTCAGCGACTTTGCACTGTGAAGTGCATGGATGGTCTGCACTTCAAAGCAACCCTGCACTGTGTGGATTTTTGCATTTCTCCTCTGAAAGTGGTGCAGTGCAGTGCAGGGTAGGGTTACTTTAGAGAAGAATATTAATTAATAAATAAGGGAAATAGGGGTATATGCACTACACACTTTACAGGTCTTTCAAAGTCTTTGAAAAAAAAGCCTGCACTCTGCACTGCCTGCACTTTGGGTGGCATCATGGACAGCACTGAGCACTTTGTTGATGATGAAAGAGTCACCTGCAACACTTGCTCGCACGCCAGCAAGGTGGAGGGCAGCGAGTTCGTCAGCCTCAAAAAGGCCAAAGAACTCAAGGCCCAAGGCAAGCAGGTCGGCATGGCCGGCGATGTGCAGACAGTCGCAGGGGCTTGGATCAAGCTGTCCTGGCAAGAATGGCAGTGCCAAACCCTTGGCGTACCAGCCATGCCCTTGGACTTGCCACACCATTGCCATTTGTATTCCAACGCAAAAACAGCAGCAGTGTCGGTAGAATCACCTGCATGGTGGCAAGACTAAGGCAGAGCATTGAACACAAGGAACAAGTCAAGCTGGTGCAGCGCGTCAGAGC